TGCAAACATATCAGCAGGATTCACAATGTGTTCGAGTGTAGCATTATAAGCCTTCCAATTAGGTCGCAATTCAGGAGGTCCCCATTTGTTGGAAACACCAGTTGCTTCTTCCACAGCATCAGAAATAACGGATTTTTCAACCCTACTCTTTTGCTGAGTTCGAAGTTTAGTGCTTCCCAAAATCTCTATGTAAGCTGAAGAATCCAGCTGTGCAAAGACACTTTGAGGATGAACATCAGTTGAATGAATCAAAGGACGTCCAAATTGTGTTGCAGGAAGAGTACCAGTTTCCGCAGAAAGTAGCACTCCAGGCTTTTCACTCAATTGACTAATGAGATCTAAAGCCTGTTGTTGGGTTACAGTTTGCATGCAACCGTAGTTTTCATCGGCTTTTCCACCAATGTGAAACCCTGCAATGAAGGGAGTTTTTGCTTCACTCAGAAGCATTCCCATACATGCACCGTTCTGGGCAAGTGAGGTATGATAACTTCCACCATAGAATTCAGCATACTTATGTCCCACCATTCCATATTGAACAGTCACACGTTCTTGTTTATGCTCTGCTTCTCTACGCACAAGCATTTGACAAGTTCCCATACCCTTAGGTTGGGTTAGAGGCAAAAATTTGATTCGTGTTTTCAAATCGGGGCAATTAGGGACGTAAGCACATACTAAATCATGCTCGTCCGAATGCACGCACGCAGAATATTCACATTTAAAAGTGAAACGTCCACCCGGTTTGTCGTCACGATAAACAGTTGCCTCAAGAAGAGATGAAGGTTCAACCGTCATGTCGCTTCCTGGAAAGAACGCATGTCGGGGAAACCACGCCACACTCTTCCGAGGGAAGAAAATGTTACACCTAATTAATGTACCATCTCCACGCTTGAATACAGCCCAAAATAAGTTGTTACGCTTGAAAGCTGATTCCATTTGTGGAGTCGTTACACGTCGCATATCAGGTGAAGTCTCAACAGTAAGACCCATCTTCTTCATCATATGTCCAAACCACGAAGGAGATTCGTCCATCTTGTCTAGAGCGCCATCGGGGTTAAACTTCTTTGCTAAGCGTGCTTTGTTCCACAATCGAAACAATTTGACACCAACAATTAAAGTTGTAACCGCAAAGGCTCCTTTAACAACATGACTATCCCTAGCGTTCTTGACATAATCTGGTAATGCATCTCGGCGACGCAAATA